ATGGCTTCATTTAGACAACGCAACGATACATGGCGAGCCGAGATAAGTGTAAACGGAATTCGCGAAAGTGCAACCTTTGATACAAAAGCACAGGCTAGGGCTTGGGCGTCAAAACGTGAGACTCAATTACGCGAACAGTCACATGGTAAGCTTCCTGACCACTCATTTTTAGAAGCAATTGAACGCTACTTAAATGAAGTAAGTATAAAGAAGAAAACTCATGAGAATGAAGTCAAGCGAATGGCCTTCTTTAAACGTGAGTATAAAAAGCTATGCCAAAAACAATTGGCCAAGGTTACCACTGATGATTTAGTCCAATGGCGTGACTCCCGTTTAAAAGAAGTGCAGGGCGCTACAGTTAGGCGTGAAGCAAATATTTTAGCTTCTTTATTTACTGTAGCCCGGAAAGAATGGAAGTGGATTAAAGAATCCCCAATGGCTGACTTAACTTTGCCGCCACCATCAAAGCACCGGGATAGACGAATAGCTCAGGATGAAATTGATAGATTATGTCTTGCAGCAAACTGGGATAACAATGTCCCCGTAAACTCAACTCAGCAAATTATTATTGCTTTTCTTTTTGCAATTGAAACTGCAATGCGTGCTGGTGAGATTGTTTGCTTAACTTGGGATCGTGTCTATTTAAAAGATAGATATCTTGTTTTGACTGAAACAAAGAACGGTACAAAAAGAAATGTACCTTTATCTAAGCGCGCAGTTGAATTGCTAACTTTATTAAAAGGCTTAGATAGAAAGCAGGTATTTACTTGTAACTCTCAAAGCTTTGATACGTTGTGGCGTAAATTAAGGGATAGGTGCCAAATTACTGATTTGCACTTTCATGACACTCGACATGAGGCGTGTACACGACTTGCAAGAAAATTAGAAGTTTTAGACTTAGCCCGGATGATTGGGCATAAAGATTTAAGAAGCTTGATGATTTACTACAATGCTACTGCAAGCGAAATTGCAACGAGGCTAGATTAGCCCCGGTTGCGTGGTCGCCCTCTTTTGGGCTCATCATCAGACTGGTCTTTCAACCAGTTTGATATTTCAGCCAAGTTCCAACGTCTTCCTTGGCCGCACTTAATTACATAGCGCGGTTTGGGGAAGGTGGGCAGGCAGCAAACTGCCGCCTTGAAGTGTACATCTTTGTAACCTAAAAACTCAGCAGCTTGAGAGTCATTAAGCCAAATATCTGAAGGTGGTAACGCTACAATAAAGTTACTACCAATATTTGCAATTGCTGTCATTTCACCCCTCCTTACTTTCCGCTTTAACAAAATCTGTACCTTCTGGATCTATCCCAAAATATTCACAAATTTCTGTAGCTTTTGTCGCACCTGGCCCATGTCTGGATACATGAACCCAATTCAAAACGTACTTTGGCTTTTTACTATTCATGAGAGCCATTAGATAAAGTTGCTCAAAATCGAGACTACTCATTCTTCACCAACCCTTTCAATCACTGTTTGGATTGCTTTCAAAGTCATGTCTTGATCAACTGGATTCATCAAAAGTGTTGTGATGTGCCAGCACTTAGTTTGATATTTTTGTGCATCTGCTTTGTGAGCTTTACAACGACGATCCAATTCTTCATTAAACAGAAGTAACTCTGCATGTTCTTGCTGAAGCTGCTCAAGTGTCATGTGCATATAGTCACTCATCCCTCAGCTCCTGATTCGCTTTCCAGCTTCATTGCACCTTCTTCTGGATATTCGGTCATCCAAAAGTAATAGCCTTTGCCGCTGTGCCCATCTTCAAAAAATTTAATAGTTAGTTCAGTTTCAAGTTGATCTAAATCATTTTCACCATCTGGATTTACAAATTCGAGAAGGCTTTTTAATTGGTGTCCGTTAAGAGTTATGCTCATTGTTCAGCTCCCGATTCGCTTGCTTTACTTTCATCTTTTTCTAAAAAATCAACAAATATGTCGTAATAGGTATCCCCATCATCTTTGTCCCCCTGTGGAAAGACATAAAGTTCATTTACTACTTCACCTGTTTCGCGGGTAAACCTTCTTAGCTCAGCAGCAATTAATCTTTCAAGGTTCTTTTGAATTTGTTCTTTATTGCTCATCTTTAAGCTCCTGTCTCAATTGGCGCTTCTGGTAATGGCATCCAGTGGGTAATGGTGTTAGATGCCTTTAAGTACCACTTTGTGAACGTTTGATTTCCTGCTTCATCAAAACCACTTGTTATATCTTTGAACCAATCTTCTATATGAACTGTTTCAATTGAACCATTTTGAAAGTGAGCTAAAACACTAGCGTCAGCAATTTCAGGCAATTTAACGTCAACATAAATCCATTCTGGCACCGCCTGAGCTTTGGCTTTTCTTTCAAAAACAAACCATGCACCATTAGTCCAATTAGCAGAAACACACATTTTCCCGCTCTTCTTTGTGTAGCACCCAAGCTTAGTATTAAAGATTAATTGCTCTCGTCTGATGCTGTCTTGAATTTCCTTGATAGACTCAAACTCACTTCTTAACTTATTCAAATCTGTCATGTCATCACCCAATTACTGTAAATTTTAAATTCTTTAAGTTAATAGCAGTCATCTTGTTGCAGTGCTGACACTTGGTTCGGGCTCTTTTCTTTAGCTCCTCAAGGTCTTCACTAATCTGCTTTTTCTGCTCTGTAATCTTTGTTTGTTGTCGGGACCAATATTTCATAGTGTCTTTGATCCACATCACAGGATTTACTTTTGCTCCGCACTTCATGCATGTAAGTTCTAAAGCTTTAGTGTCAATCTCTACTTGTGCATGCTGACACTTACGCAGATTTGTTCTTGGAAAAGGAACAACATTTTCTTCGACATTCAAAACGATATGATCTTGAAAAGGGTAGTTCATATTCCCTCTGTATTCTTGATCTGTCATGCTGCCACCTTCGCTTTAATTCGCTCTTGATATAATTTTGCGTAGTACTCTTGAGCATGTGGAATTTTGTCTTTGATCTTTTGAATCATTGCTTCGTCACGTTTGTAGGTGACAGTTGTTAAACGTTCTCTTAAATCAATACGCTCGACTAAATCAATTAGCTGCTCTCGATCATCCCAATCATTTGTCAACTCGATAGGGCAAGGGAGTAGCCAGAAATCAACCATTGCTTGTTCACAGTCGTAAAGCCACATGTAGCCCTGCATCTGCCAGTCATAGCCCGCCTTCTTTGCCTTTTCTTCTGCTTCATCTTGAAAGAATGG